GCCATTGCAGTTTCAACAACTTCTTCTTCTACTACTTCCTCAGCCATCACTACCTCTTCTTCAACTACTTCTTCGGTAGCCATTTCGACTTCCACTTCAATAGGCGCATCTTTCACTTCGACAACTACTCCGTCTTTTACAACGTATACTTTGCCTTCAATCAGATGTTCTCCATCAGGTAAATTCATACTGTTTTCTATTTGTTTATTAATACTTAATTTTAAGCCTAAAAACCCCTCAATTGAGAAACCAACTTGTCCGCTTTCGACAAGTTTATTATAATATTCTTTGTCCGTTATTTGAGCAGTCAGCATAAGCGTTCCTTTAGGCACTTCAATACCATACGAACTAAATGATTTATCTGACTTTGGATTTTCAACTAGCCAACTTTCAAGAATGTAAGCGGGAACAATTTGACCAGCATCATGCTCCAGGTTGAAAAGATTATTGTTGTTTAGATTCTGCATGAAATCGGAATAAATTGTTTCTATTTCTTCTTCAGAAAATTGTACAAAATATTCTCCTTCTTCATCGTTGCGGTAAATGTCCATCGGAATCATTGCGGGTGCTACGATTCTCATCTTTGGCTCATCTGCAAACTGCATTACTTTTGAATGACTATTAAACGCCATTCCTTTTACTAAAATTGCAGGTTTACTAGTAAACGCTACTTGCTCAATTCCTAAGATTTCCCCATCGGAATATTCTTCGTCAATCGTAACTTTAAAAATAGGAATGTCATTAGCCATACTTTATAATGGCATACATTTTTTTTTGTTATATTTTTGTATATTTGCTAAAAAAACACTATGGTAAAAATCGGAACAACAAAAATCAATAACGAAGTTACTGAACTTACAATCGAGCAATTTGAAAAGTTGAGCGCAACAATGAACAATTTAGAACTTGACCAATTCGAAAAGTGGGCTAAAATATTTATTGATTTAGGCGCAAATGAAGATGAAGTTTATGATTTAGACTTTGAAAAGTTTACGGAAATCGTGAAAGAATTTTGCGATACAAAGAAAAAGCCGACAAAAAAGTTTCTTAAATCAATCGAATTCGATGGATATACTTACCAAGCCTACGAAGATGAGTTTAAATTGAACGTTAGAGATTTAAAAATGATTGAAAAAGCAGTATCTACTTCTCCCGAAAATTATATTTCCAGAGTTATGGCTATTATTTTTAAACGAACTGACTTAACTAAAGCAGAACATTACGGAGATTCACACATTGCTTTAAAGTCGAAGATGTTTAAGGAGCAAAAAGCAAATATTGCCATTCCTTTTATTGCTTACATTGGTCAAAAGTTAGGTAAAACCGCTAAAGAAATTCAAGTTGAAGCTACCGAAATCGTGGAATGATATAACAGTCGAACAGTTTATTGAGTTGAGGTCTTTGAATAACGAAGACTTTGACTCTTTATTTAGCTACGAAATAGAATGCTTATCTATTTTGACCGACATAGATGTAGATGAATTCGATGATATGGAAATAGACGAACTTTCCAAGATTGTTAAGCAAGTTACATTCATAAAAAAGCAGCCTTCAAATATTTTCAAGAATGAAATCAACAACCTTACATACATTGGATTGAATGATTTGAAACTAGGTGAGTTTATCGACTTGGAATACTACTTCGCCAACGATTACGTTAAACATCTAACCTATATTAGTTCAGTATTATACCGTAAAACTAAACTAAGCGAATGGGAAGAATTGATTTTTGAAGATTATTCATTCAACATAGAAAAACGAAAGGAGCAGTTTAACGAGTTACCAATTACATCAATCTACGGAATCATTGCGGAATACATTAAGTTTCGGGAGAACTTTTTAAAAGTGTATGAAAACTTATTCAACCCAATCTTTGACGAAGACGAACTTGACGAAGCTGAACTAGACGAAGAAGATTTAAAAGAGCAAGAAGCTGAAGATAAAATTAACCGATGGTCTTGGGAACATACACTTTACAATTTAGCTAACGAAGATGTTACTAAAATCAAAGACGTACTAGAACTGAATCTAGTATTCGCCTTTAATATTTTAGGAATGAAGAAAGAATTAGAAATCTAAGTTCTGAATGTTTCTTCCAGGTAGTTTGTATGGCAAAGCATTTTCATCTATCCAATTGAAGTCAACAAATACTTTTGGATTGTTTAGCATTCTTGCCATTTCAAGTAACGGGTATTTTTCAAACTGCCATTGGATGTAGTCTTGCACAATTTCACCGATTATACCTTGAACGATTGGACTATCAAGCCATCTATCCGTAATATCAAACGCATCAATGTAAATCGTTCCTTCATCAAGAAAGAAATAGTAGTACATTACACTTACAGTAATATCAATTCTATTTAGTTCCGTTCCAGTCATCGCAGAAATACGCACACTATCGTACATTGTACCGTAGTCGATTAAACCAAGTTTCTTGATTTCCATCTGCAAGGCTCTTGCGAGTTTATTCCTTGTTGCGTATTTTACTTTGAACGTAGCCATGCTGCAAATATAAGCTAAAAACTATTTATACTTCGAATTGCTTTAACCAATTTAAAACCATTCCTTCAACTTTGCTATCCTCCCAAGTATCGGTGTATGGCATATCTTCAGCAGTTACTCCAAATTTTGAGGTATCAGTTGTCAATAAAACATCAACACTTAATAGTTGGTCAATTGCTTTGTCTTGTATTGTGTTAAGGTTTACCTCGATTGTAGGATTTTCAATCTCTACGTTAAACTGTGGAAATGTATAAGTCATATTTTTTATGTTAAAGTTGTTCCTGTTACTGTGAATGTGCGGACTCGAAAATATGTATAAGCTACTGACGTTGTTTTAGTGTTTACACTTATTAGACCTAGATTGTTCAAAATGTATGCGTATGCTGTTGTATTTAACACCGTATTAGAACTCCAATAAACTCTACCGACTGACGACAAATTAAAAGGAGAATAATTCAATATATTATTTTGGTCATTAGCAAAGTTCATAAGATTCATTATCTCCTTAATATTTGGCAACCTCCATCCGCTAGTAAAAGTACCGATTGAATAACTTAAAGAATTATCTACTGCCTGATTCCAAGTATTACCCGTAGCTATGGAAAGCCTAGATATGCCTAGCACATTTGTACCGTTGTAAGTTGACCAATCAATTACAATATTATTCGTGTAAGTTGAACCGCCTAATTCATCGGTGAATCTATTAGTATTTCCAAATGGATTATTACTCGCCAAAACAGTAAACGAAGTAGCCCTACCAGCTTCTATATCACCATCGTCACCCGTTCGATATGAAGTTGTTTGTCCCGTTTTCATTAAAGTAGCACCAACTGCTGAAGGAGTCGAAGCTACAACTGCTTTAATATATCTATTATCACTCATTATTTAGTTATATTTAGATTAACAACCGAAAGAGTTGATGCAGTTACTGTTATCTTACTTCCTATTGCTATTGTGTTTCCTAACGTATAAGCTACTCCATCATCTTGAATAGTAATAGTCGGAGCATTCAACACGTTACTAACGGATGTTATAACCATACTATAAGGTGCATAGAAATCAACTGTAAGTGCAGCAACAAGTTCTATCGTATATTGTATTTTTACATTTTTCCAAAGGCTCGTAGTTGCATCATACTCAAGCTGATTACCACCTGCAACCGAAGTAATTGAAACGTTGTGAAGTTCGTCAAGTTCCCAACCGTTCATTATCTTAACGTAAATTGCTCCTTGTGTTGCGTGTGCGTATTCAACATATCCAATCACTACGATATGACCTGTTGCACCCGTAGGTTTGATGTTTGTTAATTTACCCGCAGTTGTTGGACTTAGATAAAGCACATCTCCATCTGCCCAAGTCTCGCCTTGCAAAGAACCCGTAGTATTGACATCTAACAATTGACCAACTGTAATAATAAAGCCTTCTTGGTTTGTTGCTATTGTTTCAGTAACTAAGCCAATCGTGTCAGCTGAGTTATTATCGTTATTTGCTTGTGCTAAATTAACCGCTAATCTTCCACCTTGCGCACCGCTTATTCTGACCGCTTGGTAATTTGCTTTTGTTAGCGTTGTGTTTGGGCTTACTTTGTTGACTATTCGAGCAACTAAATCAACACCGTTTTTAATAGTTACGTTACCGCCTTTTAAAAGTGTTTCAGAACTTCCTATTGTATTATTCCATTGAGTTGAGCCTACAATAAAACCCGCTCCCGAAGGCGATACGTTTAAACTAATATGGTCAGCAGTTACATTGTGCGTACCCATATCAAGGTCATTAGTTGCTCCCGTATAAGGAACAAAGCCCGTTACACTTGGAATAGTTGGCTTGTTTAATATTTCAGCAACTCCACTTGTAGCGTTCCAATCAGCGTTCACTTGAGCAGCGGGAATACTAGGTTTATTTGCAATAGCAGTAGAGCCGCTTGTAGCGTTCCAATCAGCATTAGGAACTATCTCCCAAACCGCAGCGTTTTCAGTCCTATCGGTACATATATATACATCTCCGTTATCTAAAATCCATCTTGAGCCTACATAAAATCCTTCCGTTTTATCGTTTGTAGAAGTTGGAATAGTGTTGAACTTGTGGTTTACTTCTCTAATTTGAAGACCATCACCCGTCATTACATACTGGCTACCCGCTTCCCATTTCAATTCATAACCAACTGCGCAAATCTGAGCGATACCTCCACCCGCACCTGAGTCGATTGTACCCTCACGAAGTCGAGATGTATTCTCTAATAAAATACCAGCATTATCAGTAAATGCAACATCGTTATTCGTTGTGTTGCCTGAATCAGTTACCTTTTGTAAAGTTGGTGTTGCTATGTTAATATCTATTGCCATACTATGTTAAATGTTTCGTCTTTAATACTTGGAACTGTTACGCTTGTTGTAACTCCGTTTACTATAAAATTGTATGTTGTATCAGGTAGTATTAATGTGCCACCACTAGCTACTGTTTCTGAATATGTACTATCACTATTTCTTACTGTCGCATCTTCACAAACAATCGGAGGATTTGGATTTATTGGATTCATTGGAATAGCACAACTTCCGTAACTTGCTACCTCAAATGTAATTGACATTACCCACCCCGCAACGTAATCTAAATCCTGGTTATTTAAAGGATTCATACTAGCAGTTCCTACTACATCTATTTCAACATCGTTGTCATTCGTGTAGTAAACGTACATATCTTTTAAGATAAGCTGACAATCTGAAATAATACTGTTTAGATTCGCTCTATCCGCTTGAATAATATCTACGCAATAGATGTCTACTGTAAACTGATTCGTATTTAACGCTTCAGTATCACTCGTTGGAGTTACAAAAACAACGGGGTACTTCTCGTCCTTCGTTGCAAAGTTAGGCATCTGCTCACGAAATTCCCCACCATACTTTTTGATTTGTAGGTGAGCATTGCAGAATGCTTCTATTTTAGATAATAGTGATATGTAGCTTGTCATAATACTGCGGATTCTTGAACTTTATTCATCTTTTTCTGCATTGAAGTTACGTCTGATTCGACAACAACTGCCTTTACTATCATCTCGCCACCTTGATTAGATGACTGACTTCCGTTAATTGTATTGGCGTTATTGTTTGCACCGAATAGATTTACTTGCGGGGTAGCTTGTTGCGTTGAAGTAGACGAACTACCTCCACCACCTCCACCTGGAGCAGTTCCTCCCGTTGCACCACCTCCACCAAGAGCAGCTAAACCTTTTGCAGTCGCAGCTATTGAAGCAGCTATTCCTATTCCCGCTCCTATTTTATTTCTTGCAATTTCACCCGCTGCAATTGCTGGTCCTCCAGGAATTAAAGCATATTTTAAAGTTACTGCTGCGTTTGCTGCTGCGGTGTTAATTATAATCTTTGCAATACCCGCTGCATTTTCTGCTATCAATAAACCTTTTTGAATTGATTTATTCTTTTCAAATACATTTTTAAGAAGTCCAACACCTGAAACAACTAAATCTAAGTTTGCGTTTTGAATAGCTTTTTTTGCATCTGCTACTGCTTGTAAACTTGCGATTTCATCTTTAGCTGCTTTGTCATTTATTGCAGCCACTTCCGTTGCCTTTGCTTCTTCAATGATTTTCATTTGCTCAGCGTTACCTTTAGCAGCTTCTTGCAAGGCGAAGTACTTATCGTTAACTGCTAAAAGTTCTTTGTCCTTGTCTGATAATGAATTAATATAGTTTTGTTCCGCAATGTCTTCAACCGTTTGCAACCAAGCAGTCTCCGCATCTTCCTTTATTTTTTTAGCGTCTATCTCAAACTGATTTATTCTTGCAAGTTCTTTTTGATTTATTTCATCTTGTGTTTTAGAATACTCAACATAATATAAATTTAGCAATCTTGCTTTTTCGTCTTCTTCTTCTTTAGTTTTTGTGACTCTCGCTTGTGTATCTTCAATTAATCTTTTGAATTTTAATTTGTTTATTTGAAGTTCTTTTTGTACACCCTCTTCTAATAAAGAAGCCTCTAAATCTTCTATTTGTCTTCTTGCTGCTAATCTTTCAGCTTGATATTTCTTTTCTGCTTCAATTCTTGCTTTGTAAGAGTCCGCTGCTTTCTTTCTATTGTTCTCCGTTGTTTTAGCTTGTTCTTCAGCTTCCTTTTCTCTATCCTCTTTTTTACGGTTAGCTTCAGTTTTATCGATTACCTCAACCTGGTGCTTTGAATCTTTGACTACTTCAACTTGTTCGTTGTAGGCTTTTCGTAATTCTGCAATTTCTTCAGAATCTAAATCACCGCTTAATTTACCCGCTATGATTTTCTCTTTAATAGCTTTCAATCTCGCTTCCGCAGTCTTGATTATCCAATACTGTTTTTGCTTTTCTAGTTCAACCGTATTTTTACCATCTAATTTAGCAAGTTCAATCTCTCTATCATAGCCACCAACAACCGATTTACTTTTTTCTTCATATGCTGCTGCAGTTTTTTCTGCTGCTGCTGCTTGTTTATCTGCTGCGTCTTCTGCTGCATTATTCGTAAGTCCTAACCAATCAGTCAAGTCTTTGAATCCTTGAATAACCATGTCTACAACCGCACCTATAAACTCAAACGCTTTGCCTATTGCATTTAATACTGGCTTTAATATTCCCAGCTTATTCATTATAACTCCGATAACCGCAACGATAGCAACAATGGCAGCTACTAATAAGAAGATAGGATTTGCAAGTAATGCTACTCCAAACTGAACAAACGCTTTACTTAAACTACCAACAACTGAAATCAATCCTTTAATGCTATTCCCAATAGTTGCGGGAGAAATTGAGCCTAAAGTCTGCTGAAACATTTTAGCCTTTTGTGCTGCTTCTTCAAAGTCTAATGACATCAAAGAATCTTTCATCGAGCCAAACGAATTCGATACTTGTTCAAACTTACTTCCCGAAGCGAATACTGCTACTTGTTCATTGGCATCTGCAAGTTGGTCTTTAAGTTCACCCGCTCTCATAGCGAGTTCTTGCATTTGTTTAGGGTCAGTCGCATTTGCTAACTCACCCTTCAACTCACGAAGTTCTGACTTAATAGCTGCTAAGCCATTTAATTTAATAGGTATCTCAATCGGTGATGAAGCCATACTTTATAATGGTAATTTTTTGAATAGTGTTTTAAAGTTTAATTCTAAGTTCACCCGTTGCAGTTTTGTATATCATTCCAATTGTCAATCCTCCCGTTCCTGCTGCTGCATCATTTGCATAAGTAGGTAATACCATTCTTACTAATCCATTGCCACAATCTAAAGATAATTTACTACCATCATTTGCATAAAGATATAATGCGGTATCATCTTCTCCAATTACGCTAACAACGGGATTTATTATACCTGGACTATTTGCAAAAGTTGTATTACCTTGAAGCAAACCTAAGATGTTACCATCTAAGTCATGAACCCTAGTTCCCGTTAAAGTTAAATCAGTATTAGCAAAGTTTTCTCCAACCGCTACGCCCTCAGTTATGTTTACATATCTTTCAGTTACTACGTTATCATCTCCGATTATAGTTCCTCGTGTATTACTTAACACTACGTTATTGCGACCTTTAATAACTACGTCAGCACCTGACATTACAACGTTATTATTATCTACGCTAGTCTGAAGAATAGATTTTGTAATATGGCTAACTTGCGATTCAACGGGTAACTTTGGAATCTTAAAATTAAAAGGCGCAAAATCAATTTCTGAATCTATGCTAATCAATTCGACTTTCGTAAATCCTTTTATGTTTGCGTTATAGTCGATTATTTTGTTTATGTTCCACCAACTATTATCAATTCTAATCTTGTCATTTAATCGCATTGCCTGGATGTCGCTCTCATTCAAGTCAAAGTAAGCAATTAACATTTTACCCGTATTGATTTGGTTAACCGTTCTTCTCCAATATTTATTATAGAGATTGTTGTTCGTTGGATTGATTCCGTTGTAATAGTAGAAATCACAAGTCGCAAAGTTCAAGTCGAAAGTTGGATTCAATGGATTGTCAAAATGCCCAAGCAATGGGTAAGTTGTTAATCCTATTTCTCCCGTTGTGCCATAATCGTAAATATTATAAGCACCGCAAGTATCAGTTCCACCATCTACTAAAATTCTAATGTTTGTTTTAGGAGCAGACCCAGCAATAAATGGAACGTATGCATCGAATGTTGTTCGACCTACGGGAGTAGGTGAGAAAATCATTTCTTTTACGTCTATTCCCTTTTGATATTCAGTATCGAAAATATATTCAAGTTGTCCGTAAATCTCATTTGTCGCTCCAACGTAATCAGTATTTGGTAGGTCTTGGTCAGCCTTGTACGTGAGAATCATTTTCTTTGCAGTAATGTCGGGTAAGAATACTAATTCTTGGTCAATATCCTTGCATAGTTTTTTAGTCCAATCTACTACGTTACCGCTATCGTAGTAATCGTCTCTATGCTGAAGTATTAAGTTGTTAGGCGCAGTCTTATCAATCTCAACAAACAAGTTAAACATCGATAATATACCTTTCACAAAGTCTCGCTGCTTTATTTTCTTAGGTATAAAGTTATTCATTTCAACACTTGACCCCGTAGCCAATATATTTGTTGAAGGTTGAATGTTCATTGTAAGTTCACTTACATTTAGAATCAAATCAACTTGTACATCCGTACCACTTCCACTATTAGCATCTTTCCATTCAGGAGAATAAATATTATCTACCCTTACACCAATTCTTGCAGTAATAACGTCAGTCGGAACTAATCCCGTTACGGGTATCCCAAAGTTAAAAGAGCCGCTTATAAAATTGTTTACTCCCGAAGGTAACGGAGTAGCTGAAGCGTTTCTTGTGTAACTACCCATAAATCCAATGGGAGAAGTTAAATATAAATTCCCATTCTTGTACAATTGAATAACGGGATAGTAAGTGTATAAAGCATTTAAACTTGAATACAAAAAAGCATTTGATGCCGTTGTATTGTCAAGGCTAAAAGTTAGGTTTACATTGAAATTAAATATTATTACTTGTCCCCATGTAACAGTAAACTGAGAAGCATATGTTCCCGTAGTTGGATTGAATATTGAAAGGTTATCTTGCACCTCAGTCAAGTTGACTAAAGGAGTAATTGATGTTTCGCTACTACCTGGGTCTTGTGGAAAATTATAGACTTCTGATTTTGTTGCTATGACCTCAAAGTTGTCATAATCAAAAGTTGGTAAATCTCCGTTATAAGGAATAATCAATTGGTCAAATTTAGCAGCTGCCGATGTCGACCAGGTATAACTGAATCCATTAGTCGCAAAGATAGAATCGAAATAACGCTTTACATAGATAGCAGGACGCATTTCTTTAAGCGGATAAACGTTATCACCCGACCAAGGCAACAAATATTTATATCCATCCGTTACCGTATTAGTAAACGTAGCGACAACATTACTAGCAGTTATTATGTGGTCTAATTCACTAAAATCTAAATCAGTCAAATACTTGTTATCTAACTTGGTAAACAAATCAGACGTAGCATCCTTCACCATTAACTGATATTCAACTTCTTGTTCGTAGTTGCTATTTGGTTGCGATTTGTTAACGGATAATAGTTGCAAGTAACAATCTTCCATTATGGGAATTCCATCTTGAATTACCGCACATTTAGTCAAAGCGTTAATGTCAAACGTTCCCGCAATTATGTTTACATCGTAGTAATGATTTAGTAAATCGTGATTGTTCTTGCTACCTATTGCAGTTAACGTCTTTGAGTTCGACCCTTTCTTTTGCGTCAAATCTCGCACATCTCCCGAAGCAAAGTTCAAAGGGAAATTACTCCCCTCTTTAATATCTATGAAACCATTTTCAAGCTGAATTCTAACCATTGATTACGTTTTGATTTGATGGTTTAACTGTAAGTGATTTTCTGATTAGATTCTTGTTTCTTGACTTCTCAACTTCGAAAGATGTATCTACAATTTGAACTGCTTGATATGTTTCTCCAATCTTTAAAAATGCCAAAGGAGTAGAAACCAATTCTTCAAATAGAACTGCCATTTCCTCAGTCATATAGTTCGTGTTTAAGTCAATTGTACTTTCGAGTAATACACTTGCGTTTGTCATACCAAAGTCAGTAGGGAAATAATTCCATCGAGAAGATGAAACATAACCCGCAACGTCTCTATTGAATTGAGTTCGTTGTACGTTACCTTTGTCATAGCTTCTAAGTTGAAAAGCAAATGAAGGGAATGAGCCTTTTCTATCTAGAAACAAAATCTCATAATCTTCAATCTTGCAACGTTTGTCTAAGTTTACTCGATACTTAACTGAGAATTGTACACCTACACTTGACGCATACCAAAAGTCATAGTAGGTAGTATCTGCTTCGACTAGTCCACCCGTTCCGCTCACCGTTGTCAATGTGCCTACATTGTTTGCTCCAACAGTCACCGCTGTAATTACATTGGCATTACTTACCGCCTTTTTAAATACGCTTCCGTTACTATTCTCAAAGTACATGAAACCCGTAGATACCGATTGATTAGGTACGTTCACGATTAGGTCTTGCTCAGGAGTCGCATAGAATCCCGTTTGAGGAATCGAAGTTAAAAGCAAATCAGTTGCAGTATTACAATTGTAGTTTGATTCGTTGTAACTAATCCAATCTAACCAACTAAATGCTGCATTAAATACTACCGCCCTTGATACCGTTACAACTGCTAAAGTTTGTGTCTTACGATTGTCCGCATAGTAGACGCTTCCGTTAATCGTTGCATCCGTTACCTCCGACCATAAAGCCGAAACAGTAAAGTCAGTAGTTCCCGTTATTGCAGTTACAACAAACAAACCTTCAAGTTGTGGATTAGCTACTCCGTTATCCGCTTGAACGATTCTCACCTGGTCACCAACTACAAAAGAATGTGTAACTGTTACTTTAACATTCCCTCCGTTGTTTGACAAAGAAGCGGTATAGTTTACTCCCGTAATATATTCCTCTCCGATTCTTACATCGTATTCGTAAAACGAGTTTGCAGCATTGTACATCGCTCCACTTGGTAAGTCATAGGAAACTTTATTGCTTAGTAGCTTAGACAAATCTTGCTCACCGTATCCAGTTGTTACCAATGGCAGAACTCTATATTCAGCTATTTGTGAGCCGCTATATTGACGTACTTGAAAGATATATTTGAAGCCTAATTGATTCTTATTAGTTGAATCGTAGATATACTTTAACTCATTGTAAGCGGGTGAGAAAGTAAAAGGTTTTGCGATTAGTGTTATTGCCATATCTTATAATGGTGTTTATTTCATTCGTGTTTTAGAAGCTGAAGTAACTATCATCGGTGTAGTAATTGTCTTTTATAAATCTCCCCGCATACTGAATAGCATCCATCGCATCGTCAAACAACTTGATTGGCTCGTCAGTAATTGCATCACCTACCTTTTTCCATTTGTAGTTCTCATACTCACGTTTCAGATTCGGATTATCCAAACAGTAAACTCCAAAAGTTTTGACGTTGTCGATTCCTTTCTTTACTCCCTTCGTTGCGTTGTTTATGTTATACCCCGCTATCTGAATTTCTGCTATTATCTCAGGTCTTGAATGGTCTCCTAATATGTCAGCATTTTTGTCTATGCCTAATTCATTCATGCGCTCGATTAACATAGTAGTTGTTAGATAGCTTTCATAGATTACCGATTCAACGAATATGTCTTTCTCGTTCCAATAGACTTTCATTAATGCAGTTGGGTGATTGTAACCAAAGTCCAAACCATAGCAGAACGATTCAAACCTGGAGGGCTTCTCTTTCACAAACTGCCAATTCGAATAGATGTTTGTTTTACTTATAGTCTTCTCACCTAGCGCATAGATTTGGTATAATGCTTCGTCAGTTCTTTTAAGGTCTTCGATTTGTCGCTTGATTGATTCGGGAAGGAATGGATTGTCTTTGTACGTTGACTTGATTAGTACGCTTTCATCTTCGGGTAGTTCGTAAAGCCAGGAAGAACTATCTGAAGGATTGTAGTCGAAAATCATTGTCGATTCCGTTCTCATATTTAACTGCTGAAAATCCTCAAACCAAAGTTCGTTGGCTTCGTTGCACCAACCAATATCTCTTTTCCTTCCTCTAATCTTCTGCTCGTCATCTACTGAAAAAAACTCAACGATTGAGCCATTGCCAAACCGATAAATATTCTCGCTCTTATTGTGGTTAGCTACGTCATAGATTCCCAAGTCCTTCATGATTTCAAAGAAATCTCGCATGACTGTTGCCCGTAAAGCTGGAAAAGTCTTTCGAACTATACTCACTACCTTGTTAGGATTTTGTAAGCAGTAGACGATTATAACCTGGCAAAGCGAATAGGTCTTACTTGAACGTGAGCCACCTTGATTAATTATAAATCGAGTAGACGAATCAGATAGCGCAGTAAAGTTCTGCTCAAAGATTTTAGTTGCTTTGATTTCCACTTACAATAGTTACTTTGATTTCGTTTATCTTTTCACCTTGACTAGTAACGTCAGTTTTCTCAGTTAACGAATTTAATCGTTGTGTAATACTTGGATTGAATTGTCCGACCATGCCCCCCTCGATTTGGTCTTGACGAATGATTCTCTTTATGCGTGAGCAGATAGTCAGATATTCTTTATACGCATTATCTTGATTATTGAAATATTGGTGAACGCATCCTATTTTCTCCTCGCAGTAATTCTCAAAGCCTTCCATTGTATACGGAGGAATGTGAAACTCTGACTTTACTCCCGTTGCTGTAGCCTTTTGAATCTCTCTTGGTTTTAGGCTACTCTTATACTCTTCGAATAGTTGATATAGCTTCTCTGGTGTCTCTATGTATTTATGTTTTGCCATGATTCGTTTTTTTCTAGTTTTCTTGGTAACACATTTCTTGAAATACTTCTCTCGGTACTTCGTTAAATTCTATTTTCTTAATGTCCGAATAAAATACGCAGTAAGATGACTCAGTCGCTTTTAAGCATTCCTTCAGTCTCTTCCATTCCCTTGAATGTAGTTCTTGATTTATTACTGCGATGTAATATTTATCCTTTGACACTTTGAATGTAGTTGAACGCTTGAAAAAGTAGTTGTATTTGTCTTACATCCGATTTAATGAAGTTAGAATTCATTTCTATGACTACTCCCTTATGTTGGTAAATATATTCCTTTACTGTAGCAATCATTAAGTCGAAATTCATTTCTTTTTAGTTCGTGTTTTTTTAGGAACAATAACTTCTTCAGTCACTTCTTCTTCAACAATCTCTTCAACAATCTCTTCAACCTCATCAGCTTCAAAAATATGCTTCAATCCATTTTTAAAATACCATTCATATTGCTTCGGTAGTATCTTGTCGATTAGTACACTTTGATTTCCTAAAACACTATTGTAAATGATAACAGTCTTTCCTTTAAACTCCTCTTTTATCTTCATTTTTCTCATATTCGTTTGTGATTAAAAACATTAAATAGCTAAAAATAGTAGCAGCTATAAATTTATTTTGGTATTCGTGGCTATTCCAAATCATTACGCTCATTCCAATTGCTAAAATAAACGTTGTTAGTGCTATCCATCTACTCATAATGGTCTTTTTTTAGTTCGTGTTTTAATTGTCGAAGGTCATTCTTCATTTCAGTAATCATTGCATGAGCAGTAAATACCGAAATATTGAAATGTTCTGCTATGCTTCGGGTAGTATTATAGCCTTTATCGTGGTAGGTCTCAAAGAAAATTAACTTGATTCTATCGTCAACAGTATTTCGATATATTTCAATGACTGATTTCTGCTCCTGGTAGTTCAACTCAAATAAAATCTTGTCTTTTATTTCGTCTTCAGCTTCTTCAATTGGAAACTCATTCTCTACGCTATTGACTATCTCTATTTTGCTTTCAGTATCTCGGAATAATAACTCGCATTTGATAAAATGGAATAGAAAGTCTTTAACATTTCCATATTTAAACTTTGATTCGTTTTTTAGACAGTTAAGATAAGCGTTTGAAATTACGGTGTCGGCTTCAATGCGTAGGTTGATACGGTTTAAAAGATACATCGTGTACTTCTTTACATCAATGTAGTTTGTTTGTAGGTATTTATCTAGTGAGTCCTTCATACCAAATGAAAAAGTCTTTAATAAATATCTTCCGCCTAACCATTGAGCAGAAACAATCCTTGCTTTTTATTCCGTTTACTCGTGCATAAATAGTATCTAATTTTTTACATGATACTTTTGAAGTCTGAATAGTGGAATCAGCTAATTTGATTGATTCGATATAGTCTAGTTCAGCTTGTTCAAACATAAAGAAAGAATGTAAGTTGATAAAGAAGTGATACAAGCAAATGTAAAACTACCTGAGTAGATTAGTCCACTCCAAAAGCCAATGCACTTGAAACAACCTAGTCCAGAATAAACCCAATTTGTTAAAAAGTTTATCGGTAAATGGTCAAAAATCCAATCTATTACAAACTGAATCGGCTCGAATTCGACAAACCACCAAGCAAAAGCGACAATAATTAAATACTCCATGACGTTTTTTTCGTCAAATATATGATTAAATTCTAATCAATGCCTTTATAAAGTAAATTTATTATTAAAATGTAGATTAGATTTCTCATTCTTTCGTGTTTTTAAAGGTTTCATTATAATACTGTTCTGCTCTTCCCATGTTAGGGTCTAGGTTTGTTCCCATTGAATCAAATACTGCTTTTACTATTTGCTGCTTCTCCATTTCTTTGGCTTGTTCAAAAATCTCATTTAACCAATTAGGTATATCATCACCTTCTAATGTATAGCGTAACCATTCAACTGCTGTTTGTTTCATTCCGTTTCTTTTAAATATAACTCAATTACTCTAATGCTCTTTTCTAGGTCATCTCTAAACTGTCCTTTCTTCCTACATCTCACAATTCGTTTAATCACGTCAAATTCATAAGCATTCAATTCGTGTTGACTGGCGAATAGGTAAAGGCTTCCGTTCGTGTTATCGTAGTGTAAATCTTTCATTCCTTTAGTTTTTGTTTGTATTTCAAAAGTAATTCTTTTAATTCAATCTTCGTGAATTTTCTTGTTTCATATGCTTTTTCACGCAAAACTATGAATTCGTCTTTTCCTATTTTCTTCTCCAGGTTGATTCCGTATTCGATTAGATTTCCATGCAAAAATGTATTACAATATTCACATTGTAAATGCACATTGTCTTCGTCAAATCTTACGTTAGCATGACCTCCCGAACTAAAATAATGTCCTGCATTTTCTTTCTTGCAAGGTTTACCGCATGAAATACAATTCAATCCCGCATCTCTTTTCCGAATCCAAGAATTAAACACTTGCTGCGTTAACTTTAGATAGTCTTGAAGCGTCAATAAATCTTCTTTTTGCTTAATCTTCTTCTCCTTTTTAATAGCAGATAGATTCTTCAACGCTTGTGCAGTCTTCAAACATACCTCGCAACGATTGGATTTTATAGTTGAATTAAACTTTTGCTTTGGCTCAAATTGTTCTGAGCAAGATTTACATTTCTTCATAATCAAATATAGATGTTTGGTTTACATTTTGTTTATGTATTATTCCCATTGCAGTATTTAGGATTGTTTTACCTGCTTCATAGTCCACTAAATTACGAGCCATTTTTTGAACGCTTTGAGTACCTTTATACTGTCTAAAATCGTAATCGTGAAATTTAGAGAGAACAGTTATTAAATCTTTTGTTCTTGATAAATCAGGATTTTTTCTACCCCTCAAATCATTTGGTAAAATAAAATTTGTCCAATATAAATGCCTGTCTCTTTGTTGCCCTTTAATTAATGGCTCATAATATGGAATTACATTTTCAACACAATATTTACCTTTAAAAAATGTATCTAAAAATATAATTTCTTGGTAAAGTTTCATATCAGGATATTGTGGTTTCCAAGTTTCTCTTGTATATTGGCTTATTTGTATTCTACTATGTGTTGGACAAGGAGGCGAACTCCAAATAAAATCAAACTCCTTATAATGGTCTAATAAATATTGGTGTGCATCTGCAACAATTACCGTATCATTTGGGAATCTTTCTTGATATAATCTCGCTGCTTCAGGGTCTAACTCAACCGCAGTAATTTCATGTTCTTCTCCCCACTTGTATCGATTACCGCCTAGACAAGCGTATAAATTTAGTATCTTCATAATTCAATTTCCTCCTCTTGTTGTTTATTTAACTCTTGCTTCAAATATAATATTTCCAATCTTAAACTACTATTCACTCGCTCAAAAGTAGCATTATCTTCTTCAAGCATTTTAAAGACTTTTAAAGCATAGTTTAAATCATTTGCTTCCCTTTCTATTGCTTTTACCTTTTCTTCGCTTAGATTGGCTAATTTCATTCTAAAAAGCAATCGGTTGATGCTTATCTTTATGTTTAGTCTTGCGATTAGTATATCAGTTGATTTCATAGTACATTTTTATAATCCACAATATCCTGAATCACATTCATTAAAATCTTCTTCAAATAGATTTAATTGTGTTTTCCAATTCTTAATTTTTTCATAACTCATTCCATTTTTAAAAGTACGTTTACCAAATTCCGCATTTTTATTTTCTGCATCTATAAACCAATCAAATTTATTAGGGTGCTTTTCTGACATTAGTTTTAAAAGTATTTCATTTCGATGAAAACATCCTACACAATTATTCATCCAAGCAAATCTAATTGGTTTACCTTTCCAAAATTCTTCAATAGTATCTTTAAAAATTGAATCATTAATTAGCGGAAAAGATGGTTTTTGCCATTCTATTTCTTTCCATTTATTTCTTCCGTTTTTAGATTGTCCTACAATAGATTTAAAAGTTAATATTCCGTTTTTATTTAACTTTTCTATCATTGTTTTAGCCCTTCTCATTTCGTTAGCCCTAAAACCTATTCTCATTTCAACTGGTTCATTAAAATTTTCTTTCCACCAATCAAATAAAGGTTGTAGTTTCATTTCAGTTGTGCAAAATCTTTGAGTAACATTTGGTAAGTAAATTTTTGATTTACCACCATTATTTCTCATGATTACTTCATCAAATGTTTTACCACTAACCCAATCAATTTTCTGACCTATAAATTGCTCAAGGTCTAACATTGTGTAAATTATTGCGTCTTCTTCTAATGTTCCTATAAATTCTTTACCAATCTTATCAGATACGATTTGTCTGATTTTAGCGTCAGGAAATAAACATTTTAAATCGTCAGTTCTAACTAAAGAAAAAACGTTATAATCCGCTGGATAATTTGCTGCAATGTATGCTGATGTTTTACCACCCGATATACTGTTTACTGTTTTCATTCTTTTATTCTATAAAAAGTTTGTAACTCATTTGACATTGGATTGCTTCGTCTTTTGATAGCGTCAACTCCTCCAATTTTAAAACCTAATCCATTATTGAAATCAAATAGTAAAGGATTGCCAAGTTCAGTTTGTTGACCTCCAGTATCTCGGTCTTTGATTTTTTCAACTTCTATCATAGTTTGAAACTTCATATCGGGATGCTTAACCAATCGATGAATCACAATCATGTCATCACATCGGTTTAAGAATGGTTTACCTCCTTCAATATGCGCTTTCAATGGTGGCTTTAAATGCCCAAACCAATGATGCTCTTGTGGGTATAACATTCCACTTCTACCGCTTTCCGAGTTTGGATGTGTTGAAATATACAAAGTCTTCCCTGATTGATTGCAAAATTGTCTCGTTTCGTTGAGAAATTCGTAATTATCCGAGTGCTGCATACCTCTATCCAATCCCGTAAATGGGTCTATAAATCCAACATCTGAATTAGTGCTGCCGATTATATCTAACATTTCTTTTGGTTTGTAGAGTTTATTGTTAGAAACAAAAGTAAAATAATACTCTATAAACGATTCGTGTTTTTTTATTTCGTTATATGTTAAATCTTGGAATTTTTTACCCGAATACATTTGTATTAAATCCCTCATTACTTGACCGCTTGAATTCTCACCCATCCAAATAGTAAATTTCAAATCGTGAGTAGTAGCTAACGCCAGGAAGTACCATTCCATAAAATATGACTTACCTACATTATCATGTCCTAAAACTATGTTTAGTTGTTTACGTTTAAATCTAAGGTAATCGTCTAAAGTGCATCCAATACCTAATCCCTTAGAAATTTTACCATCCTTAAAATCTTGTAAGTATTGGGTGCTATGTCCGTTTTGTAGTATCATTTGTTTGCTTCAAGTTGTTTCATTACATTTTCATATTGAAGTTGTTCTATGCTTTTTTTGTTTATGATAACTTCTTTAAAAAATGGTAAAGTATTTAGTAAGGTAGATTTCCAATTCTTAATTTGTTGAATTTTACCATTGCGATTAACACACCAATCATTTACTAACCAAGATTGGTATTTTAGTCTAACTTCATTTGTATCAACATTTGGTTTGTTAAATAAAGCATAAGCTATAAAATCTTCAATAGTAGGTATTCGTATAGCATTAACATTTACATTATCATTAACATTAACAGTTAAATCCGTTGCAACGGAATCAACGTTCGTTAAATCCGTTAAAGTTTGTTCTTTCTTTAAACGTCTTGATTCAGCACTTTTCTTTCCAGCTTCAGACCATTGTTCACGCTTACCTTCGTACTTTTCTAAATCTCTTTTTAATTGTCTTTTAATTGGTATAAAAGAAACTTTAACAAGTGTATCTTCAGTTATTGGATTCTTATCATTTACATATTTCAAAATGTGTTTAATTAATTTACCCGCTATCTCATCAGGTAACTCTTCAAATAATTCTTCATAATCTGCATAAAGCAAAAATCCTTTTTTATCCTCTGCCATAATTTTATAAAATAAAAAAGCCCTAATTAAATCCGTTGCTTCTGACTTCAACTTCATTAAAAAGGGCAATAATTTCTTAAGTTCCTATAATGTCAGAAGGGAACGTATACTATTAAGACGTAATTTTTAACTAAAGGTTGCTTTTCTTAATAAAGTTTTTTGAATAAATACCTCTTCTCGAATCGCATTCATCTTCCCATTCATCCAATAACCAAACATCGTAAACCAAGTCGGGCAATATGTCCGCCTTTTTGACTGCATCTTCTTTACTGTTTGCGTTACCAATCCAAAATGCAGGTTGATTTTCTCTATAATAAAACACTTTGTAATAAGTTTTCATAGCACCAGGTTATTATCGTTTACAATTTCTCTTATTTGCTCTCTGAGGTAGTAAGCCATTGCATATTCTTCTGATGAAGCCTCTCGCCCTTGGTAAATATTATGCTTAGTCGTTTCCCTTAGTAAATCGTCAAGCTGCCATACTGTATGCTTCCAATCCCAAGCCTCCATTGCTAGTTTAGCATCTTCTTGGTCATCGTATTCAATTGTTATTTTCATAGTTTTTAGGTTTTAAAAGAGGGGAAAGGTTTTTATCCTTTACTGTTGGAACTCCAACACACCCCTCAATTTATTAGAATGGTAAATCAGTACTATTTGAAGATTGCATACTCATTCCCGTAGGCTTTGCTTCCGTTCTTTCAACGTATTCAGCTTTTACAATCTTGCCATCAGTCCAAGCTACTTTGCCATTACCTACATATTTCTTCGGCATTTTGGACTCTCGGTCTTCTTTCGACTGCGCTACAAAAATACTTGCGTTATTCCCGTAGTCATCTTGTTTTTCGTTAATGCTCATGGTATACTTATCGTAACCACCTTGTGCATTTTTAATGCTAAAATTAATTAATGAACTCATGATAAAATTGTTTTTAATTGTTCGTAATATTGACGAGCCTCTTTGACCCGTTCAATTATTTTTGCTTGTGCTTCTTCGTCTTTTTGCACAATGAATCTTTTTATTCTTAACTCATTCGGTATTTGGTCAAAGTTATGTGAAAGCTGAACTGCATTTCTAACGTCTAAGTCCTCATCAATTAAATGAAGTTTCCAATGCTCACGTCTTACCTCGTCTTCAACTATTTCAAACGGAGTATTCATTAAACAATAAACTAACTCACTACTATCGTGTCCCGTTAGCATCATGTAGCCTTGCATCTGCCAATAGTAATCTTTATTTTTCAAAGTAGAATCAAACATCGGAAACGTACTACCGTTCCAACTACATTTAATATCAGCTAATAAATTGTCGCTGCAAATGTCAGGCTCTCCAGTCAACCATTCGTTGTTAAATCTCGTTTCATTCTTAACTACGAACTCCCAATTAAGCACCTCAGAAGCGAATTGGATTGCTTGGTCTTCCATTTGGATTCCTTTGTCAGTATATCTACTTGAAAAGTCCTTGTATATACCTAATTCTTTTTCCTTAAATACATCTTGAATGTATGTTTTTGCAGTCTCAGACAATACTTCTGATTTTGTTCTTGCATCAGTCATCAACTTTCCTAGTGATGAACATCTAAATAAAATTTCTTTTTCCATTTTGTTTTAATTTATAATAATGATATTACTGCTTTTTGTACTTCCGTTAATTCAAATTGGCTCAATGGCTTTAAGAATTGTTCCTTTGTTATCTCGCCAGAATCTACCTTTGCAAGTCCGTTTTCAAATCTTTCTTGTGGCATTGTAGGTTTCTTGTTAACGTGTTTAGTCACATCGTTAGCATCGTCATCTTGCATACTTAAAGAAAGCAATGATTGAACGGAGTAACGTCTAAAATAAGAAATACATCCGCCTAATTTTTGAGGGTCATTAATCTCAGGTAGTTTGATTTCAGATATAAACTCCTCACCCGTTTCAATATCAATCACTATGCTTTGCACACATCCATTTGCGATAGGTTGTAAGAGCAATAAATTGTACTTGTGTAAGATTGGCTCAACTACATCTAAAATAGTGTTTAAATCAGCATATTTAGACTTAAAAAAAGGATTGTCAGCTGACTTGTTAATCTTTCCGATTGCTTGTTTAGCTAAATGTAGCTTGTAATAAATTCCATTCACTCTTGGAATTGCGTCTTCAAATTTTTCTACGTTTTTCATTTTGTTTTGGTTTTAAATTGTTTACAAATATAATAGTTTTTAACTAATCAAACTAATTAATTGTATTTTTTTATTAATTCTTCCTGGAGCAGTCGCATTTGAAAGTAGTTTTCACATTTTAAAACTCGCTCTTCTACCTCAGTAATCAATGGGTTATCAATCGTAAATTCTGTTTCTTCTAAGTCTCTTAAAATAACGGAATAAATATGCTTAAAATCCATTTCGTTTTTCAAAATATCAAATTGCTTTAATGCATAAACAATACTTGAATGGTCTCGATTCAATTCCTCTCCAATTTTTTGTAAAGACCAACCTTTGTTTCTAAGGTATTTACTAATAACAAACCTGGCGTAAACTTTATCTCGTTTTCTTGACTTCGTGTTTACCTCGTATTTTGCAATCACCTCGTTTAATAATTCTTTATTCTCCATTTTTTTTATTTTTAAAATTGTCATTATAATACATTTCTCCCGTATACCAAAATTCGTAATTAGTTACTCCTCTTGAATTTTTTAGTTTACTTCCATGCGCTTCAATTATCTGCTGCCTCTCAATTTCTAAAAACTTGTGAAAGTGATTTAAAAAATCTCTGCCTTCTTGCGTATAAACATTAAAAAGTTGAGGATGTAATTTTTCTAATTCTGAAAATACTTCTTGTAATGCTGTTTTATTCTCCATCTTCTTTAAAATTTTCGTCACACCATTTACGGAATGACTGTTGTATATTTATTTGCTGCTCCATTGCTTCAATGTCTGCTGAATCTACCATGTGAGAATCAAATGAGCGTATTGCATTTATTAAAAGATTACGTTTCATTTTACTCACTCGTTTCATTGGTATATCTTCAAGGAAATCTGCTAAAGTTGGCAGCACCTGGATAGCTAGTATTTTTTCGTTTGTTGTCATAATGCTCTTATTTCTCGTTTAACATCAAACCAATAAATTGCTAGTTCGTGATTTTGTAGTTTAACCATTTCTATTCTAATATCTTCAGCTGCAAATAATGCGCATTGTTTAGCGTCATCATGAATAACTACATCGTAATTAACATTTTTATCTATTCCGTAAAAATAACAAGAATATTTTTTAACTAATTCTTTGGCTTTATCTTTTGCTATCATTTCCCTTCGTTTAATTTGATTCGTCTAATCTCATTCATTAACTCCAGGTTGTAGGTTGTAAAATGCTGCTTTCGATGAGCATCGTTTACTCCCATCGGAGGAGTGTATGTGTTCTCTAGTTTAGTCGGCTTGGTATCTTTGTTTAGCCATTTCTTTAGATTCATATAAATGATTTTAAAATGATTGACAACATTGTATAAAATTCTTGCTCAGTTGCAAACTCCCAGCCTTCTTGCAAAGCAGTTGACATGTTAACATTCATAATTGAAGAATGGTGGTAATCAGGGAAAGCATTACTAGCTGTACCATCAAAGATTTGAATGATTTCATTCTCTGATTTGAACTTGTACAAGTGATAACCACTTTTAGATTTTACATAGCAAGGGAAATTTAATTCAACGATGCTTGTAGTTGTTGTTGATTTTGTTACGTTAACTTTCATGTTTTTTGTTTTTAAAGGTTAAAATTATAGGGGAATTTCACCCCTTTTTTTTTTTAGTTTATTTGTTTAATATATCCAATGTTTCTTTCTTCTAATTCTTTAATTAAGAATTGCTCTTGTAAATTAATCATGTGGCTTCCAAAATGATTTTCATATTTAAACAATCCATTTTGAATTAAAGTAACATAACCAGTTGAAGTAAAGGTTTCTACGTTAGTACCTTTTGATGTTTCGTAAGTGTAAGTTGTTGTTGTCATAATTTTTGTTTTTTGTTTAATTGATATATGCAAATATATGTACTTTGTTTATAACTACAATCTTTTTTAACAATTATTTTTCATTTATTTTTAGTTTCTCAATGTTTTCAATACTTTCAGCGCATAAAAAAAATACTTAATTTAAGGTTATAGCTTTAAAATATTCAAAAAATTTAAGGTTATAGCATAAAAAAAGGAGATATTTCTACCTCCTCTTAACCTAAACATGAAAAACAAAACTTGTTAACTGCTGCAAATATAGTAAAATACTCTTTACAAAATCATATCTTTATGTATAAACTATTTTATGTTATTCTTCATTTTCCATTGAAGCCAATCAATGAAAGTTTTGTTGTTTATTTTGTACGAAGCATTACCACATTCACAACTCATGTAATGTTGAATCGTTCCCGCTGCTGTTGTATATGTTTTTCTCAATCGAATGTTGTAGCTTCCACACTCAGGACATTCAAACTTTTCTCCACCTCTTAATACTGCATAGTTTACTTTTTTCTTAGAATAAGGTGCTATCTTTTCAAATACTTTCTCCAGGACAATTACATCCATGTCGCAATATTCAACCATTCTCTTTAATGCTTCAGCATCTTTGTCGAAAATTATACTTTTCCACATATCCATGCCTTCATGTTTTAGCTTTGCGCCAACACCAAGAAATTTTGCGATGTAATCTAGCTTATTGGAATTAAAATTAAACTGCGATTTAGCGTGTTTAAGCGTATCTATTGATTGGTATTGTGGAAACATCTCTATACCATGAAATAAGCAGCGTGTACGTAGCCATTTGATGTCGAATCTATCACCGTTGTGTGCTATGATTTCATCCGCTTTATTTAGTTGTTTTATAAATGCTTTAAGTAGTTTCTTGTCACATTGATTTTCATCCCATTGTAAATGGTGTACTTCATCTTTACCCTCCCATTTCCAAGATACGCAAATAATTGCTCTTTCTTTAATTATATCGTCAGGCTGAATAGTCAAGTTGTAACCACTTCGCCAAAAGATACCGATATTAAATGAGGTCTCAATATCGAAAAATAATCTTTTTCTTATCATTAGGTATAATTAAAAAACCCAATTAAGGGCTTGTTGTTAAATGTTTGGGTAAAGTATCTTACCTTGTGTTATGACTTGACCTTTTGTAACTAAAGGTAAAAGCGTTCTCCAGGTATGACCAAATGTTTTTTCGAAATGTGGTGCGTCTTTAAACGATTTCCAATCACCTCCCCAGGTCCATCCTTTGGATTTAAAGTAATTAACTACCTCAGTCCATTCAGGTGTTTTGTCTTTATCAATATCCTTTGTTAAGGACCAGGATGCTTCTTCAAATGTACCGTTCCCATCGTTATCGTATAACAGCACAATATCAAATGCTAAACCGTAGTTGTGGATTGATTGCCATTTATCCGCATTGGTGACTTTAGGTCTTTTTAAAAACAAAGCGTGTTGCTCTTCAGCAGTTCTAAGTACATAAGCAAATCGAAGTCTGCAATTTTTAGGCAGCATTGAATTGATTTCTAGATATTGCTCCCGCAGCTCCTGGCGAATCTTTGGATGTGCAAATTCTATTCGGTCTAATGTTATTTTATCCATTTTATTTACATTTAGTTGTTTACTGTAAACATATTAATTGTGCAATATAACACACTTTCAATAGTTATTTCTGCTTAATCTTGGTGAAATTTACTTAATTGTGCAACGTAATGCACTATCTTCTTAAATATACTTTTGCCAAAGCTATCACAAATCCAAGCGCAAAACAAATAATTAGAATTTTAATAGGGAAATTCCACTTTTTCTTGATTGTTTTATACTCAGTTTTTACTTTATATTTTACAACTTCAATCGAATCTCGTTTAATCTTATATTCCGTTTTAATCTGATACCTCGTTTTAGGCACAAAAACTTGATTGTAACGCACTATCGTATCGTACTTGGTAACATACCTTACCCATTCGTTATTTATGAAGACTGAATCAATCTTTTGAATCTCGATTGTATCGGAAATTGTTTCACATCTCATGCCTTTCTTGACCGCTTTCCCGTAGTGATACGAAGCTGAACAACCATAAAGCATTAATAAAATAAAAAAGGACATTATACTTGCCCAAATAAACGCTAATAAATGATTGAAATTTATTTTCATTTTTCTAATTTTTTACTGAATGAATCTGAAATCTTACTACCTACCGCAACTGAAAGAAAACCAAAAAATACTTCAGTATTAAAACCATGCATAAAAAAATCTATTAAGCCAACAAGCACACAAATAGAAAAAGAAGTAAACATTGTAAGCGAAGTTCTTGACCATTTGCCTTCCTTTTTTAAAGTATCACGAAATAACTCTTTTATTTTTTCTTTCATTTGGTAGAATTGCAAGTAGTTTTTCTTTAATCTCCACCTTGCTATGCGTTGATGCTTGACGTATTTCTTGGTTTGCGCTTAGACAATTGAATAGTTTATCTTCAACGGAGGTCAACCTGGAGTTCATCCAAATCAATGCGATGACAGTCATTCCTAAAGCACCATGTTTCTTAATTGTTTCTAAAATTTCAAGCATTGTGGTTTATTTATAAAAATAGTATTGAATCGTTAAATCCTTGCGTTTGTTGTACCGATGGTCTAATGTCCGAATCTCTATTTAAAGGTGAAATAAAGTTAGGGAATAAGTCTTTATTCATGTCTAGGTATTTCCAAAGTCTTGACTCGTAGAAACTAGCCTTTTGTGCGTAATGGTCCTGAACAAAGTTGACCTCTCCTTGACTTACGTTATTCGAATAGTCTCCATTTTGCGTTTGGATTCCTTTGTTCTTAAGTTGGTACGATAAACCAAAAGCTGCATCTTCAGCACTCCTCCATGCAATTGCGGGTTGAATGTAAGTTACTAGTTCTTCTTCGTCAACAGTCAAAGTTTGATTGTTATACGCAGCCAAAACGTAGTTATAAAAATAAGTACCTAGAATCGGCATTATTCTCATGTCGCTTTGAGTCTTTATGAAAGGTACAATATTATTCACGTCAATGTTTGCGGTAATTGGCGTTTGTGTTTTTAGGTAATTTTCAGTTACAAAGTAAATCATAGCATCGGAGTTGAAGGAGTTGAAGAAGAAGCTAAATCTCCACCTTCTACGGGAGGAAGACTAGCTAACTTACGAATTTCGTTTGGAGTCATTGAATCAAGCACCTTGTTCGCTACCAATGGACTCATAGCATTCAATGCGTCTGAGGTAGCTGAAGAAGTAGAATCTAATTCGACAATCGTTTCATTGACAATTTGGAAATTATTGATTACTAGCTTTGCATTGATGTTGCAAATAGCTAAAATCTCATTGAAGATTTCTTCGACTGAATTACGAAGCGGAATGATACTATTCTTTTCAAAAATTACATAAGATTGCTTGATGTCGCTGCCACTTCCAAGTTTACCGCTTACACGAATTCCCATTAAGATAGGGTCTATTATATGCGCTTGACAAATCTTTGAATCTATGCTTTCAGTAGTAACCTGGAACAAGTTATCGTTTGAGTTCGTAGGTATTGCTTCAATCGTTGGTAATGATTCTTTATTGTTAGCAAAGAATGCTATTGCTTTTCCCGCATTTGTAGCACCTTTTGCTCTATCAATAGTTGTTTTAATACTATTCTTCTCTTCTTCGTTTTGTGGTTTCTTTGGAAACATCATTGCAAACGATGGAAAGATACTATTTTGAATGTTAGACTTTTGCAAATATGACATTTCACCATCTAAAAAAGCCCAATTCATACAAGATGAATACTGCGGTAACGTGTAAACGTCTTGACCTACTGAATAGTCCTCATAGCAATACAAGAATTCAAGGTCTTTAGTATTAAATCTATAAGGCTTGATTGTTTGTATGTTTATCTGAGTACTCCAATCATCGCAGATATAATATAAATCGTTTGTAGCGTTCTTTCTTACCTTATCCGCTGCGATGTGCTTACAAAAAATTAGCGTTCCCGTTTGATTGAATCGCAAGTGAAAGTAAACTCTACCATGAATGATTTTTTCTTTAGTAACTGCGGGTAAAATCTTCTTTAGATTCATTCGCTTTTCAAAAGCGTAGATGTCTACCTTTTCCATTGGTGAACAAGTCGCAGAATATTGCAATTCATAACCACCGCCAACCGTAGCGTTTGTTTTAAAGTCTACTACAGCACCATGTAACGGGCTTGTGTAGTACATTTGATTTAATAACTGTGGGTATAAGTTATCGTTTCCAAATCGAACGAAATTACCAACGTTTAAACGGGCATTAACGTAAGGTAGAGATAAGTCTCCCTTGCCTACTTTCAAGAATGGTGTAGAGAATGCTTGATACCCTCCTAATTCTTGTACTTCTACGGCTTTATTTGAGCCAAATTCGAATCCTAAAATCTTCATTAATCGTAAATTGTGTTTGTTACTACTCCTGCGACAACCATTCTGCCCTCTTCTACTACATTTAAACCAGTATAATAATCAATATCTTGGTCTACAATGACGATAGGGTCGGCAGATTCGTAAACAGTATAGGTATATTGTCCAAGTACAAAGGTCGCATCTACGCTCTCCGTTAACTCAAACAAATTGTATCTTTCTTTATAGTCTGAAGTATCTACTCCTACCCATTGAAAGCCTTGTGAACTTTTATTAAATTCATTTTGGAATAAAAATAAGTAGGTAGGATTCGAAATAGTTGAACTCTCAGTTAACGTGAGAACAAAAGTATTTCTAAAATCTTTTTCTAAGTATATCATATATTATAATGGTCTTTAATTACGATTTGTTATAAAACAAAAAACCCCCACTAATTAAAGTGAGGGTGAGGATAGCAAAGTTTACTTAAACTAGTAAAGCATCAATGATAGCTGGGTCAACTTCGTAAGCTAAATTTTCTGATTCAGCAACGATAGTAATTGAATATTTAGAGCCATCTGCCTTAGCAGTTCCTGAGCCTTCAGCTACCGCAGTTACTTGTGCGTTTGCAAAATACCAATATTTACCGTTAGCATCTAAAACGATAATCGCAAGGTCTCTCTGTCCTTCTCCTAAAATCTTGATAGAACGAGACTTTGCTGCTTCTCTTCGGTGAAACATTAAAGTAATTGTTGCAGTAACGAAAGAAGAGCCATTGATTAAATCATTCGCTTGGTCTTCAACGTAGTTACCCGTATTTCGTTTGAATTCAAAAGGAATAAAAGGGTCTCCATGTACGATAGCAGTTATTTCCCAATTAGGTTCATCAACCGTAATTGAAGTTACTTCGCTTTGGTCATTTATATAGACCGTTTGGATGCCTCCGATATTGTTATCGCATCCTTTAGTTATTGTTGTTATTGTATTACAAGGCATAATTTTTATGTATTAAAAAAGGGTAGGCGAATCCACCCACCCTTTTTAGTTAATTAATAAAACTAGTTCTTAAGAGTAAAGAACGATTTCAGTTGGGTTTGTATACCAGAATCCAACTTTCAAGTTAGCACGAGTTCTCAAATAAGGCTCAGCAACTGTATCATTCAAGTTAACTGCTCTCAACGCTTTTGCATCTGATTCTGAATCGAATGCATAAATCAAGTTATTCTTCAAAGTCAATACCGCAGTATCGTTAGGAAGACCTTCAGCAACTACCATCTTAATACCTAAGAACGTCAACGCTAAAGGAAGCGTAACAAACGTTTGAGTGTTACCTGAAGCAGCAGCCAATTCGTAAGCAGTAGCAATGTTTGAAGAAACATAGAAACGTAAATCTGCTTTCTTACGCTTAATAGAAGCAGGAGCAGCATTCAAGATAGCAGTCAATTGTGCGATAACGTTAGAAGAAGTAATAGCAACATTTGCAACATCAACTACATCAGCGTCAGCTAATAAACGCTTAAGGTAACCATCACACAAAGAAAGAAGTGCATCTACTGAATCAGTATCACCTTGCCATCTCAATAACTCAACATCCTCACCAATTTGCATTGACATTGTCTCCCAATAGTAACTCATGAAAGAAGCAACTTCAAAACTTCCGTTTGAACCCGCAGCCATTTGTAAAGAAAGGAAAGATTGCTCTAAATCGAACTGACAAATTTGAGCCATTGCTGACAATGCACAAACGTCAATGTCGATTGCATCTAATGAATCAGTAGGAGCAGAGAATGCACAAGTACTTGATTGTAGGATAGAGCCGAAAGCAACATTAGCTAATTTAGTAGCTGACTTGATACCAGGTAAAGTACGGTAGTTGTCTACGATGTCTTCAGTAATATACGCACGAGAGTAGAACTCGTTAGGATTAGCACAAAGTAGTGCGTTTGTTTCGATGTCTAAATCGAATTTTAATTTTCTTGACATTTTTAGTCTTTGTTAAATTGGTTAAACTTCATTAATTTTTCGTGAGCAGTTAATTTTTGCTCGGTAACTTCCACTTCTTCTTCTTCAAGAGCTGGAATCATTGCTTTTACTTCAGCTATTAACTGAATAAGTTCGTTGTACTTTTCGTCAATTGTAGGCATAACGATTGCAAGGATAGCTTCAGCGTCAGCTGTTGGGTCTACTGCCATTGCAGTTTCAACAACTTCTTCTTCTACTACTTCCTCAGCCATCACTACCTCTTCTTCAACTACTTCTTCCGTAGATGCCATTTCGACTTCTACTTCAATAGGCGCATCTTTCACTTCAACAACTTCTCCATCTTTTACAACGTAGATTTTGCCTTCGATTAGATGTTCTCCATCAGGTAAATTCATACTGTTTTCTATTTGTTTATTAATACTTAATTTTAAGCCCAAAAACCCCTCAATTGAAAAGCCAACTTGTCCGCTTTCAACAAGTTTATTATAATATTCTTTATCTGTTATCTGAGCAGTTAGCATCAAAGTTCCCTTTGGTACTTCAATACCATACGAACTATATGATTTATCTTCTTTAGGATTCTCAACTAGCCAACTTTCAAGAATGTAAGCGGGAACAATTTGTCCAGCGTCATGCTCCAGGTTGAAAAGATTATTGTTGTTTAGATTCTGCATGAAATCGGAATAAATTGTTTCAATCTCTTCTTCAGAAAATTGCACAAAATATTCTCCATCGGAATCGTTGCGGTAAATATCCATTGGAATCATTGCGGGTGCTACGATTCTCATCTTTGGCTCATCCGCAAACTGCATTACTTTTGAATGACTATTAAACGCCATTCCTTTAACTAAGATTGCGGGTTTACTAGTAAATGCTACTTGCTCAATTCCTAATACTTCGCCATCGGAATAGTCTTCGTCAATCGTAACTTTAAAAATAGGAATGTCATTCGCCATACATTATAATGGCATACATTTTTTTTTGTTATATTTTTGTATATTTGCTAAAAAAACACTATGGTAAAAATCGGAACAACAAAGATTAACAACGAAGTAACTGAACTTACAATTGAGCAATTTGAGAAACTTAGCGCAACAATGAATAACCTGGAACTTGACCAATTCGAAAAGTGGGCTAAAATATTTATTGATTTAGGCGCAAATGAAGATGAAGTTTATGATTTGGATTTTGAAAAGTTTACGGAAATCGTGAAAGACTTTTGCGACACAAAGAAAAAGCCGACAAAAAAGTTTCTTAAATCAATCGAATTCGATGGATATACTTACCAAGCCTACGAAGATGAGTTTAAATTGAACGTTAGAGATTTAAAAATGATTGAAAAAGCAGTATCTA